GAGCGGTTTGTTCAGCGTCCAGAGTGTCCATCCGCTTGAACAGCGTGATCATCCGCTCTTCCATACGGGCCAAGGCAACGATGGCCTTGCCCACTTCGTCCAGCTTGTTCTCGATCCGCTCTAAGCGGTTGTCATCAGACATTTACTGATCCTTAATCCGAAACGCGGCGAAATCGCCGTCCAGCAGCTTGCGCTTGCAGTAAGCCGCAAATTCCTTTGTGCCAATGCCAGCGCCGCATTCACGCGACCACTGGTCGGCCACGACAAACGGGATGCTGCCGATCTTGCGAACGGCGGCCTGCCCGAACATAGACGGGGCCGCCTCAGCCTCGTGCTTGTTCTGGTCGATAAGCGACTGGACGTCCTGAGAGCGGGTAACTCGGATCAGGCCGTCGCTGTCCATGCTGTATTTTTCCGAAACTTCGCGCATTTAGATGTCCTTGGTTTTAGAGCTTCTGGACTTCTTGTTGCGATCAAGGAGAGGGGTCTCAACCTTCTTGGCAAGGCCCGCTTTGACCAGTGCTGCGCCTACGTCTTCCGACACAGACGCCTCGTGACCCGCTTTGCGCTCTTTGCCGTCAAGCCATACACCTCGGTCGTCTGTCAAAATAATCTTCATATCGTGAGCCTCTTGTTAAGGGGTAGGGAGGTCACGAAGTGACCCCCCCTGTTAGTGTAGGCTTACAGCGCAGGGTCGATGTCTGCGATGACGCCGTGTGCCTTCTCCGTATCGACCTGAAGGCCGTACTCAGTGGAGATGAGGCGACGCTCGGCGTGGCCTGTGCGGGCAAGAGGCTTCTGCTTCGTGTTTGACAGGAATGCCATACGAGCCTGTGAAGGATCGAGAACAAACACGTCGCGCGAGCGAACAAAGCGGGAAGGCACGATCTGAAGCTCACCGAAGTCAGAGACATAGATGTCCACGGATGCTACGACTTTCTTGTCGTCAACATTCTTGAACTTTGTCGCCGATCCAGTGAATGTGGAGCTGATCTTTTGCTTCACACCTGAGCCACAGAGAACCATTGTTGGCTCTGCGCCTTCGTCCCAGCAAGACGCGATAACGCCTTTGAGCATGTCCTCAGTCAGCGCGCGGAGCGTGCCGTCTGTGGCCGCTGCGTTCGGGTAGCCTTCAGTTGTACCTGAGAGCGTGCCGTTTGCACCGCCAACACCGCGATCCACGTTTGTGCGCAGGAATGCGGACAGAGACGCAGTTTCACGCGCTGTGCCTGAAGCACCTGATACAGCGGCGTTGTTGTCGCCGACGATCATTGTCTCCATATCGCGCTTCAGCTCTTTGAGCTTGTATGCGATCTGCTTGGCAATACGCTGCGCGTCGCCCGCACCGCTGACGGCTTCGGTGGTGTCTGAGACCTCAACCACTTTGTCAGAGATTTGCGTGTAGTTGGAAAGGCGAAGTGCGTTTGTAGGCGCGTCGTTGCCCGGTGCGCTTTCACCTTCGATCACACGGTTAGACGCTGACGCCGCCGCGAGGTCTACAGTGGCCCACTCAAAGTAAGTGTTTGTTACTTTCTTTGAACCGATTGACGACATGAACGGTGTCTCGGTTGGGCTGATTGAGATGAGTGCATCCTGAAGGTCTTCACGGATGGTTGAGACATTGTATGTCTCGTTTGTGTTAGCTGTAACTGCCATTTTAGGCTCCTATTTAGCTGAGAAGGAATTTGGTGACGTCATCGACGCTTCCCGTATTCCTCATTCTGGACTGGGCGGTCTTCGCCTGCTTAACCTGAGAGGCGTTCGCAGGGCGCTTCACGCCCGCTTTCACAACCGGACGAGCTTTATCGCCTTTCTGCTGTGTTTGTTTGCGCTTTGCCTCCAGCTGACGGTACTTACGGGCGTCGTTCAACGCCCGGATGTAACGTGCATCGTAGGCTTGTGCCATTTCCTCGGCGGTGAAGCCGTAATACATACCGACTTGCATTAAGTCGCCCTTGAGCTTGTCGCCCTTTTCGGGGTCGGCAATCTCAGGAATGTGCTGCCGCAAAATCTCAGCCTGCTCTTGCAGATACGACTGACGCGCCTGCGCCTGCTGCTGCTGTGTTTGCTGATGCACCTGTTGGATTTGGAATAGCTGTTGGTCGTAGCCTGCCTTTGCCTCGTCATATTTGAGCTTTTCTTCCATGTATCCAATCGGATCACTTTCGAATAGCTCTCGTGACGGTGGGGTCGGGGCTTGCAAACCACCTTGTTGCGCTTGCTGATACAACTGCACGACTTGCTGTTGCTGATGCATCAGAGCGGCCTTCTCCTGCTCAAGTTGCTTGCGCATCTCGGCAGCTTCTTGGAACCGCTTGTTGATTGCCGATTGTCCAGCCGCCGATTGCTTCAGCTTTTCCAGTGTCCACATCTCTTCTTTGCCGTCAACTTTAACGGGGATGAGATTGGTGTCTTCAGCTTCTGCTTGTAGGAGGTCTTCATCGTCAATTTGGTCATCATCGTAGTCTTCGTCGGATGCCTCGACGTCATCTTCGCTCTCAGCCGTCAACTCAATCTCGTCACCCTGATCGTCATCAGACGGCTCAGTGATCTGGTCTTCAGCTTCGCTCAGATTATCACCCTGCGCCTTAACAGGCTCAGAATTTTCCAAAAGGCTCTCGGCCACTTGGTCTAGGGTAGTCGTTTCCACGGTGCTACTTCCTTTGCTTGCGATCTAGAAATGTCTCTGCCGTAATAGCGGCGTCGAGTTTCACTTCGATCTGGTTTAGCGCACGCATCATTGCATGGGCCTCTTCACGGACGGCCACGTCTGCCGCTCCGCTGTCTGCGAAGAGCTTGATCTGCTCATCGCGAACCTCTTGCACGAATGCCGAAAAGGCGCTGTCGGCTTTCAACCGACGCGCCTCATCTGCCTTTATGCGAACCTCTGTTGTCACTGTGCTGTCCCTTGGGCCATTCCACCGATCATGCGTACCTTGTCCTGCTCAGATTGAACGCGGGCCACATCTACGGCAGTTCCGTACTGGCCGTAAATCTTAGCCGCATCCACGAGCAAGTCTTGAGCCATCCTATCACGCTTCAGGTCGTCTTCGCTAGCCGCCTTTTGTGCGTCAAGTTGCAATTTTGCCATATCGGTTTGCATTTTTGTCTGCGCCTTCATCTGCTCGGCCTGCAGGAATGCCGCATTCGGATCGGACGCTTGGCCCTGAGCCGCTTGCGCTTGCTGCTGCATTTGAAGCATCTGCGCCTCGATCTCTGGTGTGATCGGAGCGAAGTAGCGGTCAGCGTTGCGAACGCCAGTCGCCGCCAGCATGTCCGCCAGAGTGTTGCGGATGTTGGTCAGAGACACGAGGCCGTTCATCGGGCCGTAGTTCTGATAGACCATCGTCTGCATCTGGAGCGCCTGCTGCAAGCCCATCATCTTCTCTTCTTCACGCCCCGTGCCGAGGCCGACGTTGATGGAAATATCCATTGATCCGTCCCACACGCGAGGATCGACAGGGATGAACGAGCCGTTGAGGCGCATCATCTGCTCCTCGTCCACGTTCTTGGAGTAAAGGCGCAGCATGATGCCGAACAGGTCACGCAAGCCATCGGCCAGATTACGCACCATCACCTCAACCTGACCAGCGGCGGCCTGCACCGTCGCCTGTACGGCTGCTTTAGTGGTTGACTGCATGGCGTCAGGGTCAAGGCCCATGGAAGCGCGTGTAACGCCTGTTTTCTGCTCTACTAGGCCGTCGAGGTAGCTCAGAGCGCCGAGCGTCTGGCCAGCCACAAATGGGACTGTCAGTTCTTGCACAGCGCCCGGCTGACGCATACGCACCACGGCTCCGATCTCGTTGTTGAGCAGATCGTCCATGTTGACCTGACCCTCAACAGCCGCCACGCGCGGGTTGTTGGTCATGGCCACGTTGTCCAAGATGCCCCGCAGGATAGATGTGGCGGCGTCTTGGTCGTCAATGATGATCTCGGCCAGTGAACGACCGTAGAAGGCGTGAGGCTCTGGATCGACTTCAAACTTGGCGAAAGGAATTTCATCGCAAGGCTCGTAGTCTAGCATCTTGTAGTTTGTACCGCCGAGCGTGATCTTATGCAGCACAGGCACGCCCGTGCCGTCTGCGTCGATCCGCATGTAAGCCTCTGAGACTGTCACGTTCTGCATGGCGGGGTCTTGAGGGTCTTCATCCTCATAGTCCCGCTGGTAGCCACGGCGCTGGTAGCCTTCTTCACCCGTCATGTCGTCTTCGCTCTCGAAGCTGTCTAGCTCCATAACGTCTTCAGGGTCAAAGCCCATAGCGATCAGGTCGCCAGCGCGCATCTCAGTGCGGTGCGCCACGATGTAGGCGTCCTTGAGGTTGCGAGCGTCCCGGTTGATAAAGAACTCTTCTGGCGGCACGCTGTCGATACGCATCTCGCCCTTGTCTTCTTGGCGGCTGATCTTAACGCTGTGAACGGGCAGCTCGACTTCCATGCCCATCGGGTCGATAGACATCGAATACTCGACTGTGTGCTCGATCACGCTCACGCTGTCGTCGTCCAGCAGGTAGGTGTACTCGTCGTCAGACAGGTCTGAGAACGTGTAGATCTCTGCGTGCGGCGTCATCAGCCAATACGCTTTGACAATGCCCTGCTTCTTCACCAAGGCGTCGTGGAAAGCGTCGTTGAGCACACGGTAGCCGTTGAGGCGCGTAAACTCGTGGTGCATAAAGGATGTAGCATGC